GGTGATTTTATCGTTATTTCCAATATTCCATTATAAAAACCACGCCCAATGATATGATCGTGGTACTATACTATGTTACTTTTTTAAAATCATATCTACTTTTGAATGAACAACGTCAAGTAGACCAGCTATTGTTGCATTTCCGCCATCTCTCATATTTTCAAGGATAGAAAGAAATTCAACTGACCCAAGATACAACCATACGAGATTGACCGCAAAAGCGTATTGCCCAGCCATGTAATCAAAGCACCATGCAGCACATGTAGCTAGGCAATATGTAAGCACCTTTGTTACAAAAGGCTTTCGCATGTGCCTAGATGAGATTAACCCTTTACCCCATGCGCTCGGTATAGCTATGTACTTATCCCATGCACTTAAATTCTCTGGCTTAGCTCCCATATCAATGAGCATTTTGAAACCGATTGATGCCCATTTTGTGACTAAGTCCAAAAACACTAAGATAATAAATATCCCCAACACTTGTACGTGTTTCAGACCAATCATGTATATAGCGATTTCAGCAATAACCGCAAGCAATGCTTTTACCGCAAATGAATCGGTTAATATGCTAGATGCACGGCTTATGAAATAATTTAGTTCCTGCATTATACCTCCCTTTACTTAACCCCTATATTTTACATATTCGCTACCATTCCATTTGAATCCGCTATCTCTAAAGTATAAAGATTGCCGTTTTACAATGCTATCGACATCGATATCGCCAAGCTCTATTGAACAATTCAAAATAATATTCTGTGGCTCCGGTATTACAAGCGTTTTACCATACCATTTATAAGACTCATTATAGTCTTCTGTCTGCGTTAATGTTTTTTCTGAATTAGATAACATTTCAATAATATCAAATTCGCCAAAACCCCATTTGCCCTGCCATTTTAACGTTTCGCCAGTATAGTTGCTTGCATCCAATACAATTTTTTTACCATATTTCTTCCACACGGCACCAGATCCATCTTCATATGTTTCCTCTGGCGTGGCCCCAGCAATTCCCTTAATTACAATATTTTGATATTCTCTATCTGCTAAATCAAAGTATTTAATTAAAATATTATCCGCCCCGAAAGGTTCAATATTAACTCGCATATTATCGGACTCAAATTCTTTCTTTTCACCACCGTTAATGGATACTTTAAAATGGGGTTCTCCTCTGAGATCAATGAATGTTTGGCCGGCATTAGGTTGTTCGTATTCAAGTCGTTTAGGTGTGTATTTAATGTTGTCGCTAAACAATTCGATAACCTTGGCGATTACTGTACCTACATTTGAGTTTGGTAGATATATATTTTTTTGTCGCAATAATTGAGCGGCGATTTCTGCACTACCTGGATCGCCTTTAGGACCTCTTGGACCAGCCGGACCTTGGATACCTTGAGGGCCTACAGGACCAGTCGCACCTTGCATGCCTCTTAAACTGTCTAGCCACTCCTGTTCTGATCCTTTAAAGCCATGCGCTACGGCAATAGTGTAGGCACTTTTGCCTAACCCGTCTAATAAAGGTAAAGTTGTTTCTTTGTCGAATTTAATTGTTAAAGTGTTGTCTGCCATGATTGTAATCCTCCTTAATTATGCATAGAAATATCTGGTATGATTGTCATCGTACCTTGGCCAATTTTAAGCCACTTTTCATCGTTGTAAATAAACGCGTCATATAAATAGTCGCCACCAGATATATGTTTGTTTGCTGACTCTTGGCCTGATATAAGAAATGTTACTTGCTTACTTTCAATTACTGGTTGTAGTTCTAATATCACCTCTCCATAGGGGCGTTTGCGGATTTTGCACGCCGCTTTATAATTATCTAAATTAAAATCACTACCTTGAGGAACGACATAACTAAAACTAAAGTCGCTCCCCGTGTGTAGCGTTAAATCCTGCTCGACCATAGAACCTCCTTTACTTTTTAGCAATAACTAGTACAAATAGCTCCCCATACGAATATGTAGTTGATTCGTAGGTATTTCCGGCATCGTTGCCGGAAGACCATTCTCGATAAATCTTAGATTCGACTACGGCCCTACGTTTTTCGAAAACCCCTATATTCGTCCCCGTTTCCTTATCTTGACGAGAATATATTTGACATTCGCCAATGTACCGCCTACGTTGCTGATCCATCTCCGAATCGCTAATTCTGGCCTTTGTAATGTCATTAAAATTACCCTCATTACTTTTCGCCGTGTAGCTTTCGGTAAATACACAACCAACTGGTACAAATGTACATTGACTTTCATCAAAACTTTCAGGAAGTGGACACCAATCACCATGCCGGACTTTTTGTACATAAACTATTAGATTTTGCAACTTAAATCCTGCTTGATATATTGACTGCGCGTCAATTCGTGAAGCTGTAATATTAGCGCCTATAATATTACCGTTGGCATCTACTTTAAATGAACCGTTTTCGTTTTGAATTTCCGTACCAATTAACTTGCCGCCTCGTAGTGTGCCACCTATATATGCAGATAGAGCAGATAAACTATCCACTTTCAACTTGTCAGCAGTAATTGCATTAGCCTGTATCATTTTGTTTGTTATAATATTTCCATCTATAAGAGTATCGCCAGTAATATGAATTAATTTACCATCAATCTTAACGCCACCTTCATAAAGGTTTATCCTTGAAAGAATAACATTCCCATCTAATGCTTTGAGACCTTTTGTAACTTTAAAGTCGATGCCGTTATCAAGTTGAGATATTTTTGTTTCTACATCTTTCTGTAGGTTTTTAACTGTAACACTATACTCTTCAGATACTTTATTGAACTCTGCACTTAGTTCGTTAACACGTTTATCAAATTCTTTCAGTCCTAAACTTTCTTTATCTAATAATGCAGGATCTATTGTTGCTGAGACAGTAACTAATAATTCATTGGATTCAACTCCCTCACCTATAGCATCAATAAATGCTGCTTTTACACGATAAATATCCGCATCACCCGTGTAAGTTATCGTATTCCCTGTGGAATTAAGAATATCTGTCTTTGCAGAACCTACAATATAAAACCGAATACTATTAGCAGTACTTGGCATATTTGATACTAATAAGGCAAATCCTTTGACCATGTTTACAGATGTTACTATTGGTGCTTCTAGCTTTTGGAAATCATAGGATACATTTAACCCTGGTCCATATCCTTTTACCGGATTATGACCATAAATTAATAGGTCTCCTTTTCTATTTTTAAGTTGTATTATCTCTCTAATAGAGTTTGATTTTACAATCAAGCCTTGTAAATCACCTGTGTTACTATTACTTCTGACTTCATAGAAATCAATATAAGTATTCGTGATTGGAGTCCATTCAAGTAATACACCTTCTTTTGTTAATTCAATACTTGCTGAATTAACTTTATCAGGAACTGCTATACTTCCTTCTGTAATTGTGATTTGAATGCTTGCCTTTGTGGCAGTTTCAGATTCAATCCCAGACGTATTAATGGCTTTAATCCCAAATGTATATGTCTTGCTTTCTGTTGCAAAGAACGTATAATTTGTAGCCCCTATATAATTTACAAGTTCTTTCCCTGTGTCATCATATAAACGGTATCCATATATATCCGGCTCTTGATTTGGCGCCCATTGCAAATGTAGTATGCTACTATTTATAGAATCCTGTACTACCGTAAATTGTTTTACCACTGCTGGTGCTGTTTCCTTTCCAGCAATATATATGGTCTTTTCTATGCCAGGGCCTGCAATTCCTAAATCATTTAAGCATATAATGCGAACCATATAATTTTGTGTTGTAAGTACTGATCTAATTACTGCTGATGTTTCGTTGCCACTAAATGTATTTAGTAAAGTATATGTTTCTTCGTTTGTACGCTTGTAATATACCTGTACTTGTTTACATTGATTACTAATTGGTAACACCCAATCAACCTTAATATCACATAGTACAGTGCCATCTTTTAACGTATTTACAATCTTATTTAACTTAATATCCTTTACCGATAATTCTTTTTCTACCTTGGCATAATCAATTACTGGATACCTGCTATAATCAAGTTCATATACAGCCGCATCATATTCTGTAGCTGTTATTGTTACCTGATTATCTCCATTCTTTGTAATTCTGGTAATCCTAAATGGTTTTACTTCCTTATTTGCTTCACCGAGCATATATGGATCATATCGTTTAGGTAATTCTTGTTGTGTAAATTCACCAATTACAGTAATTGTATCTGTATTAGTTTCCTCTGTTACTGCTTTGATTTGCTTTGTAATAATACTGTCATCTTCTAACCGAATCATAATGCTATGATTTTTATTCGGTTTCAACACAACAAATTTATCCAATACAACCGTATTGCCTTCTGCTTTTACAATACGGCCGCTAGCATCTCCGAATTGAGGAACCGCATGATTGATGCCTATAACATCGCCATATTCACACACCATACCGCCTATATCTGTACCAAATGTAACAGTCTGTAACTGTCGCTCATTTGTAGCCATTAGATACATTCCTTCTCTGTATGCTTGTGAACGCCTTGTTACACCGAACAATGACAATTTAGCAGTATTATCATTCTTCTTTAAATTGTTTGCATAGTTTGGACTGCGCACCATAAATACAGTATTTTTGTAGTCATTATCTGTATCATTGTACGTAATTTCTACTGAACGGGCCCTATCATCCCTAGATGAATATTCACCTTTAAAGGATGACTTTACTATTTGCCCCTCTCCAAACACCTGTACAATGTTACTTGGTCTATCCACCACTATGCCATATTGTGTCCCATGCCTTAATATTGTGGCTCGTCCGGAAGTTGCTGCCTTTTGTGCCGCTTCCCATCGTGTCTGGGTTGTATCCATTACCGCATCAAATCTGAACCTTCGTTCTTTTTCTCCACTAATCATAGATACTTCTTCATCTGCATAAGCCGCCGCACTTTTCCATTCATCCCAATACTGTTTGAAATTATTCGCTGGTACACCTTCAACTACATATTCTTCACCATTTGTATTAATATTATACAAGCGCTTACAGTTATGTAACATGTCATATGCAGCCCATATTGGGTTCTTTGCATCTTTTTCAACATATGTTCCTGTATCCCAATCAAATACATGTACTGTATTTCTAATTTGTCTCCAGTTGACATTTGGAATACCTCCGGATAGTTGGTTAGTTGCCTTAATTCGTAATCCAATTAACACCTTACCAGGTCTACTATATGCACTATCCATAATAAAGCTTGATAAAGTTGACCATGTCATATAAGCTGTTGCCCTTGTTGTTGTTGGTAACTTAGTGCCTACAACTTTAATATCATATTGTCCTGCCTCAGGCATTTCAAATTGATATGATCTACGCACAGCTTGGCTAGTTGCTTTTGTAAGGCTAAACGTAGACTTCTGAACAGTAATGGTTATGGTTCCCTCTTTTTTCATAAAGATTTCTCGTTTCTTTAAGTCAAAGGATATTATGCCATTATCATAATGTTCACCATACCTAGCCTCTTTTTTCTTGCCACTTATACTACCAGTTACACTTAGAGTATCTTTATCCTTTTTTGCTACTAATGTCCATACCTCTAACGGTGCTGAGTTACCTATGGATTTTACATTTGTAACTATATTGGATAATCTTCCGTTTGATTTAACAATATGATTACTATCATCGCCGCCAAAATCTTTCCATTCCGTTGTTCCTGTCTTTCTATACATGATTTGAAACTCGGCTGTATTCTTATCATAATCGCCGCTATCATTTACCTTGTATAATCCATTAGGGAATTCAACTGTTACTTCTAACTTCTTAGCTTTCTTAGTATCTGTTGTTCTAATTAATGGTTTGTTTTCAGCACACTCAAGACCTATTGATTGATCTAATACAGTAGTTGGAAAGAATGATATCGGCTCTTGATTGTTTTCGCCTAACCTTGTTTCAATCTGAACATCTGTAAAGTTTTCTATAGGTGTTGTCCCAATGCGGATATTGCTAATACTATCCACAGGGCCCCATCCGCCACAATACAATAAATTCAAATATTGTACATTTTTATCCTGGTCATCTGTATTTGTTGTCTCTACATGACACATTAATAATTGAGGGGTTGGAATACATTCACCATATGTTTCTGCAATCACACCACCTTCATATGTCTGTACGCTTGGCAATGACCATCCATAAGATGTACTTTGTGAATTTTCTGATGTACTACCTATCTGGTTTAATCGGAGCATACTATTTATCAGCTTACCACCAACCATTGTAATGGCCCCTGTCATGAGTCCAATTGCTAATTTACTAGCTGTTGCAGGTAACCACTTTGCAGCCAATACAGGTGCATAAACTGCTAATGCTAACATGGCCACCATGCCAAGTATCCCCTTTAGGCTTTTGCCAATATGTGGAGTTACTACAATTTGATTTCCATCTTGTGGAAAGCAATTTACAGGGTCTAATACAAGTATCCCATTTAGATAGACATCTTTATCTGTTGGATCTAAATAAGAATAGAGTGTACCATCTGTACACTCTACCTTTTTTCGTTCCTTTTTATTCGGTTCAAACGGATTCTTTATTTCAACAATTTCAATCATTATATAATGCCCTTTCTGTTGGAATATAGAAACCTAGTATTCTTGACTTCCATTTGCGAACTCTATCAATTACTACACCTGTTTCATGACAATATGCATGAATAAATTGACCATCACCAATATAAACTCCGCAATGGTTCGCCCATTCATTTTCTGCAAGGCGAATAATTACCAAGCAGCCTATTTTAGGCTCTTCTATTTTTTGCCACATCGCATTTAAATCATGTTGCATAGTATCTGATATTACATGTGCCTCTTCCGAAGATATGGAATAGTCATGAATTGTAAAGCCTTGTCGTTTAAATAATTCCAACGCAAGGCCCCAACAATCTAATCCTTTTATATCTCGGCCCCCATCAACAAATGGAATGCCTATTAGATCATTATAATTAAACATTGTTTCCATTCATGCCTTCCTCTCCTCCAAATCGTGATGGGATTCTACATGTTTCCAATGTATTATTGCATGGCTCTTTACCTCCTGCATATCCACATCTAACCGACTTAAATCTATACGGACAATAATGCGCCATATAAATATGGGTTGGAAATTTAACTACTGTTTCCGGCGATGCACCTAGTATAAATGTTACCCACTCCTCATCATATTGAGTCGTTGTAACAGTGAATTCAAAAGCTTGTAGCGGTTCTGTATTGTCTAGCATATTCGCATGTACGACATATATTGTTACTTCCGCATCTGTAAATCCTTTGAATTTTTGTATATACTGTTGCAATGTTCCTGCACAGTTAGACACAGTCCAACTTAACTTAGGTTCTGTTTGTCCATCAATTGTATTGATGTCAAAATTCATAGGATATGCTTGCCATTCTTGCTTATCCCATGTAATACTTTCTGTATTCCTAACCAAACATATTGGCTCTGTTAATTCTGAATGGACCATTTTAACCAATACTAAGAAAGGGGCATCACTTGCTAATTTATTCTTTTCAATAATCGCCGTAGCAGGCCATCTTAGCATTTGTTACACCTCCTCAAATTGTAATGATCCATACCACCCAATTGGATAATCTAATCGGAAACTTAACTTATCTACAAATCTACATCTGTATGTTTTCCCATCAGAATAGTTTTTAAACTCAAACTCTTCTGATGTTCTAACCTTCTTCCAAAATGCTTTTAACTTTTCATAATTTTCATCGCTAAGTCCTAGCCATGTATATGTCCAGCTTCCAATCACCCTTGTAGTTCTCGGCCGTGTAATTTTATAGTTGGCATCCGTAGTGGATGTGATTGTACTATCTGTTAGAACTTCCGTATAAGTACTTCCGGAATTCGATGCGGCCGGAATAATCGGCTCCGGAATATCTGTAGGAAACACATACATTAGCGCCTACCTCCTATTAATTGTTTTAAAATATCTTGGCTTCCATTTCTGTTACTAGCGATTTCTTCAATCACAATATTCACAATTTGTGTTTTCATATCACCAGTTGATGTTTCTTCCGTAACAGTTACTTTGCTATTAGTGTAATTATTTACATTCACCATGACCGGTCCCCCGCCTATAGTGTTCGCAATATTACGACCAAGACTAGCAAATGTATTTTGATTTAAAGGTAATACAGCCTCATTATCTTTACCTTCCCCCATTAATGACATTACTGGAGCAGTAATAACACCGCCACTTGCAAACTTATATGTGGGCATATTGGGCATTCTAGCAATGGCACTATTTACAAATCCTTGCATTGTTAATTTGTGTACATTACCACCACTAGCAATACTTGGAGCCCCTCCCCCCAATGACTGCCCTAACAATGCTGCCGCTAATCTTGCAGCCGCTATTTTAGCAATGATATTAACTACTGTACTAAGAATTAATTTACCCATATTTTGGGTTAAATCTTTTACGCTTGTAATATCTGTTGCTAGATTTGAAAAGATAGAAGATAATCCACTAGCAAATGATTCAGCTGCTTCTGCTGTGGCAGCTGACATCGACATATTACCTTGTTCCCAAAGTTTATAGAATGTCTGTAGTTTAGCGGTATCGCCTTCCCAGTCCCTATATTGCTTAGCATCTTTTGAACTTGTTAGTTGTTGGAGTCTATTTGCATCATGTCGGTTAATTGCTAATTTAACAGCTTTATCATATGACTCACGCTCTGCCGTTTCACGTTCTGTTACTAAGGCTTTATATTTGGCTGTATACCATTCCTCAACCTGTGCTTTAGCTTCCGCATCATCCTTTTGTTTTGCAACTGATTTTAGGCGTTCCTCTCGCTCTCTATCTAGTTCATTTTTAGATACAATAAACTGTTGTTCAGCTAAATCTTTATAGTTTCCTAAGATTTCTGCATTAGTTTTGGCTGTATCCAGTTTTAATTTATCCCGTTGCTCCTGTAGCTTTTTATTTACTTTATCTACTTCAACAGTTTTAAACTGATCTAATAGCTTTTCAGCATTTGAGGTATCAATCGTATCGCTGACATCTTTAATCTTCTTGATTGCTTCTGATTTTTTTCGTACATCCTCCTCAATCTTTTGAATTTCACTTTCATAAGATGTACCAATTTCTCCAGTGATACTTTGCTTTAATTCACCTTCTAAATTCTTTAAATCCTTTTTTGCATCATCAATTGATTTTTGACGGCGTAATATATCAGCCCCAGTAAGGCCCCCTTCGCCTTTCATGTCATTATATAGTAATTGTGCATTAGCGGCTTTTTGAGCCCTAATACCTTCCGTTCCTTCTGAACGTGTTATATGTTCATCAACTAACCTAGCTGCAAGGCCTACATCTTGATTATTTCCAAGTTCTGCTAGTACAGTTTTATAGTTATCTCGTTCATTTCCATACAACATTTCATATACTTGAAACGCTTGTTGTGTGTGAAGATCATATGGATCTGAATGATTGTCTTCGGCAAATTTAAATAATGCTTCTTTTCTATCTAGAAACCATTGTTGAATGCCAAAAGCTCCACTATTTGGATTTTCAGCCATTGGATTTAAGTCCTTTGTATTTCCGCTGGATTCTTGCATGTTTCCACCGGTCATGCCAAATGCTATTCGTGGGTCAATACCTTGATTAATCATGAAGCGAACTGTTTCAGCTGCACTCGATGTATCCTTATGCTCAGAATGCTCAACTACAGATGTATTCCCTGCTGAATCACTAATGGAACCCAAGTTTTGTATTTGTGCATTAATGCTTTCCATTAGTTTTGCTTGTTCCGCCTGAATTTCTCCTAGGGCAGCATCTGCACTGGCTTTCTTTTGAGCCGCCACATGAGATTCATATTTTTTCCTTAATCGTTCTGGAACTTCTACATAACCGGCACTATCATTGGCAAAAACGACTTTACCATCTCTATTTTTTGCAAGATGACGTATCTTTCCCTTATCCATCAATGTTACTTCATTGGCGTGTTGGAATTCCGCCTCTGCTTTATTGGCTTGTCCCATAGAATATAGTGCAAATCCTACGGCTGCCGCTACACCTAACCATCCACCAGCAAGAGCCCACACTGCTCGTGTTAATGTTGTAACAGCGCCCATAGCTCTGCCTGCTGCACTAACTGCTACCGCTCCTGCCGTTGTGGCTCTTACACCGACACCTTCATAGCTTGCTGCTAATACTGCATTCTTTTCAATATTTGCTGTTGCCGCTGCTGTTGCTGTTGCACTAGCTTCTACGGCTTTTGTACCTGCAACCGTTGCTGCTGCACCTACTCGTCCTTGACTAGCGACTACAGCCATATCACTTTCTACTTTTCGAACATTAGCCGCTACATGTAGATTTGCTGATTCTTCTGCCGCTACCCCTGTAGATAAGATAGATCTATTAACTGCAATTGAACTTTCTGCCGCTTCTGCTCGTACACTTTGAAAACCCATAGTCATGGCTGCACGAATCTGCTCTGCTGATTGTGTAGCCTTAATACTAATCTTGCTGAATTCTTTTGCTAAGAATGCACTTGTTTCTTCTGCGGATAATTTTTGCTGATTAGCTGTTTTTATAGCTTCTCTTCGCATTTGTGCATATACACGTTCATTATCTCTAAGTGCTTTATTGATCTGCGCTTCTTGCGCTCTTGTTAATTCAGCCGTATCTAACCCCATTGGACCTTGCGAATTTTTCACAGTTGATACTACTGCATTAACTGCCGCCGCTGCTTTTTTAGCAATCTTAATACTTTCATACAATGCTACAATCTGAATTAATGTTTTAGCCGTGCTTGCAATCTCATTTTTATTTTTATTAATCCATACTGCTGATTCTTGCAAATACGGTAGCAGTTGCGGTAGTAACTCCATTACTAATGGTGTAATGGCTGCACCGCTCGCTAATTTAAGTTGTCCAAATTGCATTTCCATCTCTTTTAATTGTAAAGAGGCTTTATGCATTTCTTCTGGATTTAGCCCAATCCCTTTAACTTTACTAGCGATTGTTGCTGCTTCGTTGTAATTCTGTAATACGGAAATCAAAGCAAGTCCACGGACACCAAGAGTATTCATCACATACTCTTGACCATATCCCGCATCAGCAGCTGCCCTGTATCCTTTAGCTAACTCTGCTAATTGCTGATTCATTGGCAATATTTTGCCATTCGCATCCGTTAAGGAAACACCAAATAACTCCAAAGTATCTCGTGCTTTCTTTCCTTCCGCACTATTTCCGGATAAAGCTTTATCCAATCGCATAATTGTTTTAGCTGCTGTATCCGCATCAGAACCTGTAATCTTTAGAATTCGGTTCATTTCAGATGCTTCTTTAGTTGTGATCTGGTACCGTTGAGATAATTGGTAAACTGCTTCACCAGCTTTCACAGAACCTTCAATCATGGATGTTAATCCAAATCCTCCGGCCATAATTCCCGCTATAGCTGTAAACTTACTAACCAAACTACCTACACGACCTGTTACGCTATCTACACTTGTAGAGAACTCATTAATTGGGTTTACATTAAATGCTTTCCCTACCTGCGTTTCTACCTTCTGTAGTTCTTGTTTAAACTGATTACTATCCGCACCTATCCTAACCTCTAAATCTGCTATGGTTGTTCCCATCATTCCACCTCCTTTCTTTATAAATTAAATGTACGTAATAACTCCTCTTTTTCACTTTCCTTATCTTTTGCCATATCTTGATGTAATGGATTGAAGATATCATCTACTGTAATTTTGCTTTCTCTACCTAAGTTTGGAGCAAGCATCCAATATGTGAAATATGCTTGCTTATAGTCCTCTTCTTTTTTACGGGCATAATGGCCATCAAGTAACAAATAGAACTCTTTCATAGTTAGATTTTCAAGAGCATCAGGCAGTAGATGTAATGGCCCATACGCTATTGGTTCTACAGTTCTAATCCATTCTTCAATGGAGGCTACTTCTTTTTCTCTTCCTCCACCTGTACTTCCACTTCTTCTGGTATCTTTGGGATAAAAAAACCAGTATTATATAACGCCATCATTAGGAACCCTGCCAACGTATCCAATGTGCCTTCACCTTCACAATATTTATCGATTAGATCATATGCTTTATCTTCCGATAAACCACCAACTACCGCATATTGTAAGTTGGCCATAATGAAATCAATGCCTACTCGTTCCGTTGCATTGCCATCAAATCTTGTTAGGATTGAAATCAAAGAACATCCTAATGTTCTTTCAATCTGACGCATAATACCAAGTGTATACAATAATTCATATTTTTCCCCATTGACGGTCAATGTAGTCTGTTCTTTCATTTTTATCTCCTTATATAAATAGGGCGGGTTTTATCCCGCCCTTTGTTTTACAAAATTATGCTGTTACATTTACTGTGATAGGAATTGTCTTTGCTGCAAACTTTGTTTCAAGTACATGGTTACCTACTGTCATATTTTTAAGGTATTCCTTTTTCAAAGTTAATGTACCTTCTGCAAATTCGTAGTCCTTTCCGAATACTAATACAGTACCAGTATCATCGGTTACAGTACGAATTGTAATGTCTGTAGGTGTTACTGCTACAGTTTTATCTGCTACAGCTGCTTTAGAGAATGCTGCTGTAGGAGATGTAATTTTAACTTCACCAATCGCAATCAAATCACTAATTGCGCCATACCCTGTCAAGGATACCTTTAATGTTTGAATTGCATCAGAAGAGTTGTTATCTTCAAAAGATGTTACATTCGCCCATCCTTGTTTGTAAGAACCATCCGGATATTCTACACGAACATACACAGCCTTACCTTCACGGAAGGAATAGCGCAAGATATCCACTGCATTATCATTTAACACATAGAGACCATCATATTCGATGCTCCAAGATTTCATACCAGGGATACCTTTTTTCCAACCACCACTAGATTTATCAGAACCATCCAATGAATCTGCCTGCTCTTTAAGTGGTGAGTTCTTTTGACCACCCACCAATAACCATGTTAATGGTGTTTGTTTAGATGCAATATACAATAACGTATCTTTACCAGCTACCGCCTTTGTATCACTAGGTGCCACCGGTAGTGCTGTAATTTGCTCTTGTGTTAATGCCATATTAATTACCTCCTAATCAATTTCTTCAATTGTGTACTCAATCATCATGATCCCATGATAAGCACTAGTCTTATCTTCGTATCGTTCCCCTATTGCCTGATATAAAGATATATGGGCATCACCGACCTGTTTAAACCCTTCAAGTGGTAATTGGTAATGTCTAACTAATGTAGCTACATCATTTAGAATTTCATTAACCTCTTTCTTACCAGGTTGATTGCTCCATATATCTATTTGCTGGCTAATTCTATGTACGGCATGTGTTTTATTATCTTCCACAGGTACCCCATGAAACTCACCCAACCAAATATACGGCATTTCTTCATCCCCTGCGGGAATACGATCATATACAGGAGCCGTCTGTCCTTCTGACAGCAATTTATAAAATGCTTTTTGTACAGCATTAAATGGAATAGTTTTTATCTTCATTTCTTTATTGCCACCTTAATTGCACCTTCAATCGTTGGACGAACCTTATCCATAGCCGGTTTCATAAATGGCTTTGCAGATATTGCAGGAATTGTAGCATTAGTCATAAACCAGCCGGCTGCTCCTGGTGCTAATGCTTTTTTCTTCTTTGGCATTACTACATGTCCCTTTGTCCCAAATTCTATTAAATGTGCTACCGGTGAATTTGTGAATACCCGTCCATAGATACCTTGACTATGTGTTTTAATTTCTTCCCTTATTGTCCCTTTAAATTTACCAGTTCTATAAGGTGCCAATTGAATTGCTACAGTTAATACCTCATGCGTTTTATTCCTAGTTACTTCTTTAATTCGTTCTTGTGTTTCAGAATTATAATTGTGAATATCTCGCATGGCTTTATAAGTAGCATTAGATATATCAGCTTTTACAAATGCCATAATTACCTACCGTTTCTTGATTGCCTGACATGTCAATATATAAGAATCCGTATTATACTCTATGTCTAATATTTCATAATTTGTATTACGGTACCTAATAATACAATCAGTATCAATTGCTTTTAACGGTCGTATCTGTATACCTTGTGTAATTGCTGTAGTAGGGCCTTTCCCACTATCACCATCCCAAAATCTTGGTTTTAAAATAGCGGCCCATACCGTGGCAATTCTACGTGGTTTTTCTTTTTTAAACCCACCTTGTCCATCCGGCTCTATGGTCTGCCGTAATATTTCTATACGGTTCTTCATAGATCCAATCCGTAACATGATTATTTACCTTTTCCGGACTTGGAATCTTTACCCCCATCTTCGTCTGGTGGATTTTCATCACCATCATTATCCTTATTTGGTGGATTTGGATTTCCTTCTGGTGGATTTCCTTCTGGTGGATTTTCTTCACCACCAGTTTTAGCATTCGGTGGAGTAATTCCCGCATCATCAATAACTTCAATTAGACCTGTTTCTACATATGGTTGCGCTTTTTCATTTTCTACTTCTACTACGTCATCAATTTGAAGCCATTGGCTATCAATGATTGTTGGATGTAATACTCTTACTTTCATTTGTTACCCCTCTTTCTTATGTTCAATCTGCAGTAATAATGAAGTAATAGTAAACGGTAGTTCACCACCACCACCGCCTACTACATTTCGGTTATCATACCAATGCCCACATAACATCTTAACGACTAAAAGCATTTGACTATTTTTTTCGTCAAATGCTTTTCCTGTGCCGTTCTCTATATATGTTTTTGCTGCTTCAATATAATTTTCAATTACTGTATTTTCATCATTACTGTCTACCCGTAAATATTCTTTTACATCATCCAGTAACTTTTGCATAATAATTACCTTATGCCAATTTCAATTGACCAAATACAGCTGCTTCATTATCTACAATTTTTGTGTCAAAACGAAGTGTACCACGGATATTGTAACCATCTGTTACAAATGCATTACCACCAATATTTGTACCTAACAAGGTAATCGCTTCACGGTCAAACAATGTAATTGCTTCTGTTAAATCCCCAATGATTACTGGTGCATTTTTACTGCTACCACTAGTATCTGTAGGTAATACCTTATTACTTACAACTTTAACCACTTTACCACTTAACATCTTTTCAGTTGGATTTAATGGGTTCGGTTGCAATAAATAATGACCTTGTGTATCTTTCAATTTATCAAGGTAATTATACCCATCTTGGTTAGTTAAAAGGATGGATGTCAATGCAATTGCTGGATCTAAGTCAACATTTAAAATGTCTTTTAATCCATCAATACCTGTAATTGGTTTTTTCGTAAGCGTATTAATTAATTTAGCGATTTCTGTATTACGTGTAATCGTATCCTTTTTAGCCAACCAACGATACAAATAGTTCAATAAGTTTTGGTCTGTATCTGCTAATAGTTCACTAGAAATCGGTAAAATACCTGCATATTTTTGAACTTTGTATTCAACACGATTGAATTCTGGAGTTTCCAAATTTGCAATGTTTGATAGTTCAGCTACATTTGGGAATGCGGTCATAGTGGAAAGCTTTTCATAAGTTCGCTCACCACTCATAGTGGCAACCTTTTCAACACGTACTAATTCATCCAATGGATTTAATGTACGTTTCAATTCATTAATGGCTGTCTGTACATCTTTAGGAACAATAAACCCACCATCTTTACCAGTTCCTTCATTCAGTGTGCTAGCACGCACCAATAATTCATTTTCTTCTTTAGACAATTGATTGCCACGCAAAGCACGAGCCATAATTTGATTTACATCAATATCATTATCATGATTTTGATGTTGACGTGCTTCTGGTGGTACAGTATCTACACTGTTTTCACCCAATGTAATTTCTACCTGTAATTCACGTTTTAAGCGGCGCAATTCTTCTGTTGCTTGCTCCGCATCATCCAACTTGCCTTCATTCATTAGCCCACGGATTTCTTCATTTTTTGCTGCCATCTTTTGGCGTAATTCACGTTCTTTTTCATTCATGGTTATCCCTCCAATAATTCTAATTCAATTGCTAATTTACGTTTTCGAACTTCATCTAGTTCATTCTTTTGAGTCTTCTTGAACTCTTCTAAATCACGCTTTGCCGTGTCTGCTTCTGTATCAGGATATGCCGGTGTCGTAACAATAGAAATATCCCATAAGCGTTCGATTGCCGTAATTGTTCGAATGTATACTTGATCATCCTCATCCCATATCCATTCAGAACCATTTTGAGCCAATGTAAATGCAAATGAGCATTGACCTACAACACCTGCATCAAGATTTGTAATTAAATCCTTTGCATATGTGGTTTCCGTTGGTATTGATTTAAAATATAAACCAATATCATCTACTTTAAGTTCCAATGACCCCGCCCCTGATGGCACAGTATTGCGTGCCAATGGATAACTTTCATTATGGTTATACAATGCAACTACATTACTCATATCTGTTTTATCCAAACAGTTTTTAGATAGCATTTCCACAAAGCCACCCATATTTTCTGACCGGGTCCCAAACTTTAATGCATAACCTTCGATATATGGTAACTCACCGTTATCATTCTCCACCTTCCGGATTTCTATCTTGGTCTGAAGTGTTCTCCGTTCCTTGTCCATTCCCCTCACCTCCTTTCACTGTTAATTCTTCACCAGCTTTAATTTTTGCCAGTTGTAATTTCTCCAAATTATCGGTAGTCGTATAATTTAGAGATATAAAATGCTTATCACCCATACCATCATTCATAGGCTTTTGCTCTTCCATGGCTCGCACTTCATTTAGTGTGTATACCCCAGTCTGAATCATCTTTGTGTAGTATTCAGCCCTAGACTTACTATCTCCTCGAAGTTCCGCATCAGCATTAAACTTTACATAATATTGTTGCCGTTCTATTTTGGTAAATAGTTTGTAGTTTAGTTCTTGTTCCCATTGCATAAAAATTGGAAGCAGTGTTGACTTGATATATTCAAGCCCCATTGCTTCCGCATTTGCATAGGTTGCTCTATCTAGTTGTGCTAATTTATGAGGAGGTACCCGGTAAACTTTAGCCACCTCATTAATCCCAAATTTTTGCGTCTCAATAAATTGTGCTTGATCAAGCTGCATACCTATGGTCTGAAATTTTAATCCCATATCCAATACAACTGTTTTGCCAGCATTATCTGGACTCGCATACCGGCTCGCAAAATCTTTCCTCAACTTATCCTTTGCTTCTTGATTGATTTTTGAATCTGTCTGCAATACACCGGACACTAGTGTTCCATTTTTGTAGAAATTACTGATAAATTCTTTCGTTGAATTCTGCCCTCGTAATTCATCAACCAATGTTCTCCATGGTGCTTTACCTACAATGCCATTTCTAGCCATTGTTTTAAAATGCAGTACATCAGATGGTTGTAATGTAATTGTTTCACCTTGTAATGTTTGTGTTTGATATGTTAATCGCCCAGTTTTTACATCCAAATAGGGAACAGTAGATGATGGTTCTAATGGCCATATTGCTTTGGGAAATCCATCATTTCCCCAGTCAATAAATGCGAAGGCATTGCCATACAACCCCACATGCATTTGTAATGTTTGTTTCAATGTAAATGCACTCATTAAATGGTTGGGCCTTGTATATAACAATTCTGCTACAGGATGTTTCATCCCTTTTGTTCTATCTCCATCTCCATAATATGTATGGATTGGGAGTTTTGCTAAATCATCTGCTAAGATACTTACACAGGCAAATACATTTGAGTTTTTTATAACATCACTTACCCGCATAAATTTATTTGTTGATGTTCCTAAGAAATCTATAATTGAATCCGCATCAACATGATTAGGCTGCATGTAGCCATCCCTTTTTTCAATGAACCTTCTTAGTATCAATTGTTATAACTCCTTTCCTATTCTCCATATGGTCTATCCCTCGTTCCTTTTCTTTCAACATGGTATGCAGTTCCAATTATGTATCCAAGTACACAGGAAGCCAACGCAATACTATATACGCCTACTATCGTATGGATCATAAATCCACCGATGCAAAAAAAGATGGCCCCTATTGTAAATAGTAGGTCATCAATTATACTTCCAATTATTCTTATGTATTTCATTACGACTCCTATAGGCTAAACTCATCACTCATTATATACATACTTAAATCATCATCAGCCGCTACTTTTGCCCTTGTGTAAGCATTTATTACGGCTGCTATTGGGTCAATTCGTTCAGTACTTTTGGCTTTATCTAACATAATATTTTCTTGAGCATCAACTTTAGTTACAGCATTACTAATTGCCCAATCTAATAAATCATTAGTTGGGTGCAATATATTTCCTTGATATGTTTCTGCTCTAAATGACTTTGTAGGTTCAGACAATGTAATAATACCTTGTCTGATTTCTACAATTCCCCACCCCTTATTTGATTCTAATTCTTGGGTATAGTGAGTAGCATTATATGGATCATAACAAACATCTTTAATATTTAATCCATATTTATTTAATGTTTCTTCAATCCACTTAGTCATAAATCGATAATCAACAATTTCACCTGGAGTAATTGTTAGCCATCCTCTTTCACTCCATAGTCTATATGGGATTTTATCTGTTCGTTCTTTTGTTTGTACTGTTTCTTCTGGTATAAAACCATGTGCTAAAGTAATAAATTTCTTACTGTTATTAATATCTACTGGGATCACTATCCCAGCAGCTGTAAGGTCAATTGTTTTTGATACATCAATACCTACATATGCATCATATCCATACAGTGATATTCCTAAATCGTTTTCAAAGTCCTCATTTAATCTTCCTCGTGCCTTCCATTTTGCCATATCAATATATGACTGCGCTGATTGTTTAACCCATATATTCATATTCTTAGTCATAAATGACACCATCTTTTCTGGGCTCTTTATCGCTGACATATAATTACTTCTGATATTCTTTAATCCTACCTCATATGTAGCTGCAATTGGATTGGCTTTTATCCAGCACTCTTCATCGTTTATGTCATCAATCAGATTCCCTTCTTCATCTCGGTCTAATTCATTCACCATACAAAAATAATCCGGAATATCAAATTCGATATCTGGATTTAAGATTTGACTTACTAATGGATATTCAATTCTGTAGCAAGGCCCACCTAAATTATTACCGGCTGTTGTAATAATAAACAATAAAGGTTGGCGCCTTGCAATCATACCTGTCTTAATGACTTCTAATATTTCATCTGTTGGATGCGCATGATATTCATCAATCAGTCCACATTGTGGATTTAAACCATCACCAGTTTTCCCATCATCCTTAGATAAAGCACGCATTATTGAATTACTTTTAATATGTACAATCGTACTATATGCTTCTTTCCATTTGCCTTTAAATAAAGCACTTGATTTTTTAAGCATTGCTATTACTTCATTGTAAATAATTTTCGCTTGGAGTGTTTTAGTCGCACCAATATAGACTTCCGAATTATCTTCACCAAGTGCCATTAATTCATAATCACCAACTAGACCTAATGATTGAGATTTTGCATTTTTTCTTCCTACTTGCCAATATGCTTTTGTAAATCTTCTGTACCCAGTATCTTTATGAACCCATCCATAAATGTTACCAAATATAAAGCGCTGTATTGGCGTAAAAATAATGGGCATATTTACTAGCACTCCTTTAGTATGCTTATGTAAACTTGCCCATTTATAAAATCTCTCTGCTTTTGCATCATCAAAGATATAAGGGAATTCATCCGTTCCTTCACGGCTTATATCTCTCAGAAATCTTTCACATGCCCATCTATGTTTCTGGCAACAATGCTTGGTGTCATTAATACAGTCTTTAGCATATTGTATTAACTCTTCCTTTATTGTCATATATCACCAAATCCATTCTGATCTAATTCTGTTTTTTCTTCCTCTGGTGGTTTCTTAGGTACATTTTTTATTTTAGCCAATGGATTCAAGAATAATCTATCTTCCATTTTAACCAATGCATCCATCTTCGCATTAATGGCCTTATCTAATGAAATTATTCCACCAAATGATAATATATATTCATATTTTTCTATCATCTTCTGAATACGTTTTGGATGTACATTCCCGGCGTCTAACTGGTCTTTAATTATTTCATTCTCATCATCGTCAACTTTAGGCATCAACTGACATACCGTTGTCCTACGTTCTAGTAAATCCATATACTCACTATAAGCCATACAGTAGCGGCCGAGCATTCCAACATCTCCAGATGCTACAAAATCAAAATCTTTATATAGCCTTATTAATTCTTTCCATTTTGCATATGCAATTTTATCATTTTTTATATGTTTTGGACATACTAATTTATCATTTCCAAAACGTATTTCTGTATTTTTTCTATGTTCAATTTCGGCTTTTGTTAAATGTCGTTTGTTCCCATCAGCCATGATTAAATCTATAGGTTTTGCATTTCGGCCCACTACTTTTTCACCTCTTTTCATTGCCTATAAAATTTTCGTTTCTCAGAAATAGTTTATTTCACGAACTTTTTACGAAGAAAGGAGCCACACGGTCTGGGTTTTCAAGGTTCAAACATTTTTAAATAGGGGGGTATTCTCACTATTTATCATTATCGTTTAACCATATTACCAAAGCCGCCATTCTCTCTTGCTGTTTTCTTATCATGACAGCGTTTATTCATGGCTTGCCAATTGTTTCTATCCCAAAACAATTTCATATCTCCTCTATGAGGAATGATATGATCCACTACATTCGCTGCCAATGGATTTCCTGATGCCTTGCATTCAGCGCATTCACATGTTGGATGTTCCGCAAGAAATACTTTCCTAGCTTTATCCCATTTAGAGGTATATCCTCTAGCATGTGCAGATAGTCTTGTATTATCTTGTTTAACTTTATGCTTTTCACAATATCTATCTGTTGTTAATTCATGACATCCAGGATACCTGCATTCATGCCTTGCTCTTTTCATTTGCATCTCCATATAAAAAGCACCCACTAATTATTGTGGGTGCCTTTATTTCTTCTTCATTCCATATTTATTTACACTATCATTATATCTTTATCTTTACGACACGTCCACGACACATTTACGACAATTTACTTTTTATCCCTGTTAATCCCCATAACAGAATAGACATCTCTTCTAACCCTCTTTTGATATAGCGTTGTACTGTTCGCTCATCTACATTAGGATTTAGTGAGTTACCAATATCTTTCAATTGTTCACCGTTAATATAATACCGTCTAACACAATCACAATAATTCACTCTACGACATTTACAACGCTCATCATAGATATCAATCATGTTATCTATATGCCGCATCATGAGTTCTGTTTGTTCCTTGCTTCTTATGATTGACTTAACCATCACTTTACTGTCATCATCAAACATTTCTCCTAATAATTTATCAAGCCATAAATCTTTAGCTTGTGATGAGTCAGATATACTATTCTCTACATAAGTCTTTAACTTATTGTAGTGTTTGAATAGCTTCATTGTATTATGTCTAAGAGTATCTATCGTTTCCTTTTCATTCCTACTTATTTCTTTTCTATATTCTTCTATTGCTGTTTTAGCTGCAATAGTCGTTATTTGTCTTATTAATTCCTGCTCAGTCAATGGCTACCTCCCGCATCAAGCACTTTGTACTATTTCCCTTGTACGATTTTCAATGCTGATTCTGTCCAATCATATATATGTTCATCTGCATATATAAAGTATTCATCCCCACCATCAATCTTTTTGTTCTTTCCTTCTACATATATAAAGATGCTTGGTGTTCCCCATGTGCTGGTTACATATGCTTCATTATGGATTACTTCACCATGATCATATATGGCCCCACATGTATTATCCCAATCTTCATTAATACCAGCGTATACCATAATATTGGGCCCATATTCTACAATATGTTTTGCCACTTTATCCCAATTAAGATTTCTTATCCTTTCCCCTCTTAATTTGGCCTCTATATTGTTATTAATGCATTTCATCGTATCCATAATTTTTCACCTATAATAAGCCTTCTATTTTTATCTTTATTTTCTTCATATTAATACTTACACCACAATAAGCCTGCCTTTGCTATCAACAGGATACGGTTTTGTTTCTAAAACCACATAACCTTTATTTTCATAGTTATGTTTCTTTTCCCATTCACGGAATACCTTCGTTAAAGCTACGCTTAACTCATCAAGATGTTCAGCCTTAACATTTGTTAAATACTCGCAAGCCCACTCAGCAATTTCGTCATCAATATCAAAGTTAGTGATATTATCAATTACTCGTTCTGCATCAACTTCTGGAGTGTAATAATTAGGGTGTCCTATTCGCACAACTCGTTCAGTCTCATCCACGAGCCATATCTCTTCTAAATCAGGTTCACAACTTATAAGATCATCAATTGCATCCTGTATTGTATCTTGTGGCTCGCCTGCATTCCCATAATCATCGACCCAGCACCATTTACTTTTATCTTTCTTTAGCATGGATTATTTTCCCTTCTTCTGTTTTGCATTGGCTCTGTATTTTGCTCTATTGGTTTGCAACCGTTCTATACGCATTTTCTCTTCACAATCATAATTACTGCATATTACCCGGTTTGTTTTATTTGTATAGAATTTCTTACCACAACATATACAGTACCTTTCGTACTTATATTTCTTTGCTTCTTCCGCATCACGCTTCGCTTTTATTTCTGCCCTTACCTCAGCTACTGTTTTCTTCTTTGGTATTGGCTTACCTGCTATACAATCAGGACAATGCTTTTCTGAACCTACTGGTGTAAATAATCTATCACACCTATGGCATTTCATTTGCATTATTCATTCACCTCATCAAACTCTTCTGTATTTCTACTGTATTTATATTTCTTTTCATCTATCAAATTATATTTAGGGCTCCCTAAATAATTCATCATTTGCCACTCTAAGAATCCTCTTTTAAGCATTTCTTCTAGTTCTTGCTCTTGATCTAAAGTAACGTATTGTAAATAATCTGTTTTTCCATATTTCTTTTCATGTGCTTTTACTTCAGTATTTAAAATATCTTCAACACATATTGTTGGCTGATGAATATCTAATGCCTTTCCTATTACAATTTCTTTGCAATGGTCTTCTTCTGCCCATACCTCTAAAATATTCTTAACATCAGAAAATTTATTGCTAGGCGAAACATAAACTTTTTCTTCATCAACAACATATCCGCCCCACTTTGCTTTTTCATATCTTGGATCATTATAGCTATAGTCACGTCTAATATCCGCATCAATAGCTACGCATTTACTGAATGGTTCTATCCCATCTACTGCACTAAATCCATCAAATTGATTTAATACAAATACTTCTACATCTTTATCTTGAATTTGCTCTAACTGTTTAATTAATTCTTTTACTTTCATACTGTTTACCACCCTTCATTTAATTTAAATCTAACAATCTCAATATTTAATCTAATCCTTTATCTTTTCTTACCTTTTTTATATATTTTTCTTCCAACTCCTTCTCTGTAAATATACCTAACATAGCTTTATCTCCACCTATATACCACATAGGATTACTGGCATATGCTGCCCCCCTAAATTATAGGGAATATCAGCTATTACCAGTTGTGCCTTAGGTATGCCATATCTTTTGTAGTTCTGAAAATTATCATTAAATAATTCTACTTTCATTAAACTTCCTTTCACATTTTCTTATCATGTCAAAGATTATTGCTATTATAATAATCTTCAAACTTAAATAGTCTCTTGCCACATCCTGCACAAATACACCATTTATTAGTTTTATAATCTAAACCTTCATACATTTCCCCATTCTCGCACTCTTTGCCTTCTAAGCTTTTAAAGTTTGAAATTGTTCCTGTTACTTTTGAGCGAATAATAAACTCTTTGCTCCCACATTTAGGACAATAACCAATCCTTTTAATTCTTTCGTATTCGGTCATATCTTATTTTCTAATGCTTCCCTCTCTTTTCTTTTTTCATTTCTCCACCATTCTCTAACCGCATCATATTCGTCTTCATCACACGGTTGTACGCACTCTTTAATTACATATTTCTTTATCTTGCTAGTATTAACTTCTATACTTTGGTTCGTTTCACCCCACCTATTGCAAATAGTAAGCCAATTCATTTTTTCTATATGATTATTAACAACTGGCTTTAATTCTTTAAATGGCTTATGATACATTGCTAACTCATGCTTTCCATATATCTGAGTCCATCCACTTACCTTGCTATCATCTACCATTGTTATATTTAGTCTTATCCACAAATCTAATTTCATATTTTAATCCCTTACGGTGCAACTATTGCCACTATCGAATAGCCTCCATATATTTATATTCTGTTCAATGCCTTCCATTCATCCAGTTTGAATATAGCCTTACCATGCTTTTGAGCATATTCATATTCACCTTTACAACCTCTACTCTGTTCCCAGCCATCGCACAATACTAGGATGTCACAATGCCCTAATAGGCCTAGGCAAATATCTAGCCCCTTTTGGTATTCATCACCTGTTAAATAAACAAATCCATAGTTATGGATAGGTGATACATAATCATTTGCTGTATCTGCAAATATTAATTCATTCATAATTACATCTATCTTTTCTCTATTGCTTTTCTTCCCACCATAAGGATGGGCTACATAGATAAGCTTCTTGCTCATTAATTTAATCCCCTCGCTGCCCTATTAAATTGACTGTTTTCATATGGTGCGATATCATCCGCATCATCCATATCTAAATCATCATCTTCACCAATGATCTCCGCATCACTGGTGTCAGTATTACCATGTGCTTGTTGTTCTTCATCAAATAGGTTGGCTTGCGCACGTTTTCCTTCAATGTATGCTTCAATTTCACCTAGAACTAGATTAATGTCTTCGGCTAAGTCCTTATTAACATCTAGCCATTTAGTGCTAAATACACATACTTCGCTTTCTTTGTTACGTAGATATCCCTTTACTTTAATGCCAGATACTTCATCCGGGAAGAAATCTTTACCACCATATCTAAATTCAATTCCGGATACAGCTACCATGTTTTGAGCAAATTTAAATGCTCCAAACTTGGATAGTAATAATGCTTTCATTGTGATATGTGCTTCCTTGAATTCTGGTCTTGGCTTTTCATACGATTTCAAAGAATGCTGCTCATCCATTTCTGCTACTTTTTTCATATACGTAATATCAAATTTACCGCTTTCCATTTTAAATTTTGTTATTGTATACCTCATTTTCTTTTCTCCTTTACTTTTCTAGCATCAATATAGCCCTTACAATTTATGCATTTCTTAGCCATGATATAGGGTACTTTTACTCTAATCCCCCTTTTATCTGGCACTGGTAACATTAGTTTATTAGGATATTTACAAGTGTTTTTTACAAACAGGCCTTGATGGTCTGTAAACTTTATCGCATGCTTACATGTTTTTGCTCTTAAAAATATATCTTTTGGTCTTGCCATTACCGCATCAACCTTTCTGCCCTCTCACGAGCTTTGTTTCGTTTATTTCTAACTGGTGGCAACATCTCTGCATTGCCCTTATCAAAAGGGTATTTGTTCATCATTATTGAAGTTGTCAAAATTTGATGGTTCATTGTGGGCACCATTTAATGTTGCTCCCACAAAACTTGCAACTACTTCTGTTATGTATCGCTTTTCGCCATTCTGAGTTTCATATGATCGTGTTTGAATTCGTCCTTGTACTAAACATTTATTCCCCTTTCGTAAAGTCCCTATTTCTTCTGCTAATGTTCCCCACGCTACACAGTTTACAAAAGCGGTCTGTTCCTTTGCTTCCTTTGTATTGGCATCAATATAGGTATTACTTGCAGCTACTGTAAATGTTGCCACCGCTCTACCAGTCTTTGTATATCTTACTTCTGGGTCTCTCGCTAGATTACCCATTAAATTAACATTGTTCATGCTTTTTCTCCTTTATGCTATTTGTATAGATACCATCTACTTCTTCTAATTCAGTAACTGATATTTCCCCATTTAGCCATGCAGCACATATAGCTACATCCATAAATGAATTTGTGTATATTCCATCATCTGTGGTATGTACCCCTACAGATATCCCGGCTTCTGTAAAATAGATATATTTCCCTGTATCATTCCATGCATTCATTGCATACGCGTTTACAATTGCTTCTCCAGTTGTTCTAGGAATAAATACAATCTCGCTATATTTATTTTCCATTAATTATCCGCCCTTTTATTCCATGCCTTTTCACAATCTAAGTACAATGGCCACTCTTCAAAATGAGTAACGGCTCCACATTTATCACATGCCACCATATGATGTTTTAATCCTACTTTTATCCCTGTCATAATCCTCATATGTTTATTCCCGCAAAACGGACAGGGCCTTAGTCGATTTTCTCTGTTCATATTCTCCCCTCCAATCAGGTAATCGAATTAGCCTATATGTTCTAAATGGAAATCCATAATTATTTACCCCTTCATAGACACTATCTTTATCTAAGTAATATCCATTAGGTACTTTAATATCCTTACGCCACTCTGTAGCCTTTAGTATTTTTTTCTTTACTTTTGGCTTTTCAAGATTAGTACTAGATACCCATTTCTTTCTCACCTGTACATCATTATGATCAATGTCAGATTTTCGCTCTTTCATAAAGTACTTAGCCAATCCTATAGCATCTTCGGCTTCACCTCTGTAGTACTCAATTTTTGTATAACCATGTGGCCATAGCTTTTTTAATAATTGAGTAGTTAATTCAATCCCTCTTGAAAGTAATGCATGAAAATGTATGCGCCCCTGCTTTTCCATCACATAGATGTATTTACAGGTTTGCTCTGTCTTATTAAATAAATCCCTTACCTTTCTAAAGAATTTTCGTATCATCTCTTTTGCATCTAATTCATCTTCCTCATTCTTAAATGTGAGTGTTAGATAATAATCATCTGCTTTGAAATTCATATCTATTAGTAACCTCAATTGCTTTTCAGCCATTCTTAAATTATTTTTTCTTATAACTTCTGGTGTTACTTGCTTTCTTTCACTCCTTATTTTTCTGCCTGGCTTTCCATAGTATGAATTCCCTGTAATATGATCTGATACTTCAATCATATTTTTAGATGTTATGGTTGTTCTTCTTCTCATTTAGTTATCACCTTATGTTGAGTTGTTAATGTATCTATCTAGTCTCACAAAATAGCTATCAAACCGCTATTTTACTAGACTTTTCCCACTATACGTGATATACTAAACATGTAAGATTTTAGTTATCACATAACTTTAATTTAATGGCCGTGTTTCCCGACACGGTCATTTTTCTTTGTCAAAATTACAATGCCAATCACCTTGAAACTTTTTTAGGTATTGGCAATTACTGCAGCAATCCATGCATATTAACTGCTTGTGTCTATGACATACTACAGCATGCTTGATTGCTTTTTTACATTCTGGGCATATATTATTTAGTGCTTTCTCATACCATTTAGTACTCATATCCATGCCTTTCTTTTAGTATTGTTTGTAAAACTTTTCTGTATTCTCTTGGATGTGATCCAGCGTGAATTTTAATTCTATGGCAATGCCAGCATAAGCAACATAAATTTTCTATGTTATTTTTCCCTCCTGCTGACCTATATTTGATATGATGGATCTCTTCATAAGGGGCTCCGCATAAAATACATTTTCTATGGTCTCGCTCTATCACCTTAGGACGGATTTTCTCCAACTCCATATCATTCTTTTTTTTATTTCTACTTTTCTTGCTTAATGGTTTCTTTGAAACCATTCTTTTTTTTGCTCTTAACGGTGTCCTTTTAAGCATTTTTATCCCAGTCCCTAGCTATTTGGGCCTCAACTAATCTACAATCCAATTTATAAATATTAATTGCTTCCGTAGCACTGGCATAGAGCGTTTTAGCTACATCCCGTTCATATCGTAATTGACTAATAACTTCATCACCATTTACTAGCTCCATAATTAGAGATACCTTTTCTCCATTATGTTTTGCCTGTAATATAGCTTTACGTTTTTCAACTCTATATTTCCGCTCGGCTTCTGCTAGCTCTATGCCTCGCTCTTTGGCAATCGTAAGGGCCTTATTTAAATCATCCCTTCGTTTATTTAGATATGGTAGTAACTCCCAACTGTCTAATTGCTGCATGCTGCTTCCTTTTTATTTCCTTAATTTTCTTGTTATATAGCCATAATCGTTTGGCTTTTATGACACCAAATAACCACTGTATCGCTGTAATTAACTTATCCATATTTACTACTCCTATGCTTTTAACCATTTCATGTGTTGCGAACGCATCCACATTTCAAATTTATCTACATGGACCAATGTTTGTTGTGGTCCAATTTGCATACAGATTTCATTGAACTTACCTTCCTTACGGATCATGTCAATTCTTCTATAAATGTACATTTTGCTACGCCCCCATATTTTAGCTAGTGTACTAATGGGAACATATTTGGGTTTAATAGTATCCATATTTATCCTCTTATTGTTAATATGTTATGTTCTATCAAATGTTTTTTATGGTGAATTGGTTCTACTTTAATTGCCATATATCCACCATCATTATGTAAGTATCGTTTGTAATATATTGGTTGTTGTTTAATCTTTTTCTTTCGACCCATTTTCTTTTTATATCCTCCTTTAATATTCTTTTCACATTTTTTTATTTTTATTAATAAGTTGTTGTTATAATCGCCTTAGAAAATAGATTGTTATTATAGATGATTATTTAATTACTCAATTAAATACCTCTTTGCTTTTAACTTTTGATTATTATAAATGCTATAAACATTCTAGAAAGGAAGTATTTTTATGGATTTAAATCTTACTCTCAATTTGCCTGAACCAGTAAATAAAGTATTAAACCCTGTCGCAAGTGCTGCCGGTGAAACCTTAGCAAATATTTGGAATGGTTGCTTTACCTATGTAAATACTTGGTCTAAAAAACAAGTTATTAAGCACGAGCATTCACTTTTAGAATACAAACGTAGTATTGAAGAAAATTTTTCTAATATTCCTGAAAATCATCGAGTTGAACCACGATTAAGTATTGTCGGACCTGCTATAGAAGCTTCTAAGTACTACATAGAGGAAGAATCTATTAGAGAAATGTTTTCCAAATTAATAACAGCAGATATGGATGATCGAAAAAGAAATTTAGTCCATCATTCATTCATTGAAATATTAAAGCAAATGAATCCTACTGATGCTAAAATACTTGCAGAATTTGATAATCCTACAACACTTTTACGCTGTCTTATAAGGAGAAAATCTACCCCAGATGTATCATTATCTATAACAGATATATATTTGTCAGAAAACTTTAAAGAATATGACCAATCACACTGTATTTCTATAGCAAATCTAGACCGATTAGGCTTAATTTCAATTCCAACTAGAAACTTAGGTGGTTTTTTATTTGATCCAGAAAATTCAGATGCTATCGCTAGATTTAAAGCGACTAATCTCTATTCAGTTATAGTTTCTGATTGTAATAATCCATTATCTGATTATTCAGATTATAAAATAGTTACCTACAACGGTTATTTAACTGAGCTAGCTTTTAGCTTTAAGAAAATTTGTCTCTAATTCAAAAAGTTTCTTCTCTATAAATTCAAACATTTTTAATGTTAAAAACCCCGCTACAGTAACATTAATAAACGTTGAAAATAGGAATCCCAGAGTTAATAACATATATGTATAACCTTCCATCTTTTTAACCTCGTTTCCCGTCTTTAACAATTAATAATTTACATTTATCTTGCCCCACAATGTTCACAGAAATTTCCATCTATTACTTTTGTATTACATTTGGGGCATTTTACTTTTTCTCTTTCATTTGATTTCACCTCTTTGTTTCTTATAATTTTCTGCAGTCTTTCTAATAGAACGAATAAACTCGTTTTTAACGCCAAAAAAAATATGATTATGTTCAATAC